TTTCATGAGCCAACCTCGCTTTCTGATCTTTGTCTTCTACGAATTTATCCAGCAAACCTGTTACTGGACCGATTAGTGCTTCTAACATACTATCTCTCCTCTAGTAGCTACCCGAACACAAATCCCGCCCAAAAAGCAATAGCCCAAGATGCAATAACTATTTGCGCGACATCCATGCCGTAGTCCCCATATATGCACCAACAACACCCGCTCCGGAGATGTAGAACAGGTTGCTGATGTCTGCTAATGCCTTAACCCTTTCTATGTCTACAAAAAACATAGCCGCAGTAAACAAACCCATAGAAACTAGACTAGCTGTAGCCATGCGGCGTTGAGCAAGTTGTTTGCGTAACTCCGCTTTTTGGGTTCTCATTTCTTTTGCGTGTTCGAGCTCTTCATCGGTGATGACCCCATCACCGTCTAAATCGTATTCAGCATAAGCTGTTTCTGGCTCAAACTTTTTAGGGCTCACTTAAGACCTCTAAACTTCAACCCGCGCAGAGCCGCACCTCCGCCACGAGAAATCCTACCGTTAGTTGCGCGGTTGCTAGTCGCATCCATTACTGCGCCCCCACCTGAAAAGTTGCTAAAAGAAGCATCAGGGTTTTTACGGTTTTTTGTTTCTTTCTTTTCCATGTCGCCGCCTTCAGCTTTTTTCACGCGACCTGATTTACTGTCATAGCCATACATTTGAAACATCTCCGCTTCAATTTCTTTGACCTTATCATCGTCGCCCATGCTTTTTGCATCAGCGAGCAAATCCTTTAATTGTGCAATCCTGTTATCTGGCATCGTTATCTCCTTTACTGACGGTAGCTAGATTTACCTGCGTCCCAAATATTACTCAATGCTTCACCCACTGTGGTGATATCCCATCCGCTTGTGCCTTGTTTAACATTGCTTCCGGGATTATACGAAGTGTAGGTGTTGCCTTTTCTTTGCAAACCTTTATCTGGCATAAAAGTGGTAGCTCCGCCCATATTGCCAAACAAGTTACCCGCAATCTCATCTAACCCCGCAACCTGATACGAAGCGGCATCATTAAAAGTGCTAGAACTCAATGGGGCTGGCGCGGGTGGCGGTGGGCGGTTTTCAAACTGAACATTTACATCACCCAAAGGTGTAGGCACTGTGCCTGTAGTGGGAACGCCTAGCCTGTCAAGCATCTCGTTGATATACATACCCTCGTTTACCTGCAAATCAGGCATTTGCACAGAAAAGCCAAACGGTGTTTCTACATTCAGCTCAGAAACAGGCGTCCCTGTAGTTTGTGCCTGTGGGTTTGCTTGGTTCTGCCTAAATTGTTCTTGTAGAAACTCTGCAGGAGACATATTGGTCTCCATTGCTTTTTCTATCAAAGTTTGGGGTTGCTCTGGTTTATTTACACCAATGCCTGCTTGTCCGGCTAAGTAATTACCTAGCGTCACGGCATTTTGCACACCTTGCGAAGCCCCCGCTACTCCAGGAACTGCCGCCAAAATACCAAGTGGCGTTTTGCCTCCCGGAATTAGTTGGTTGGCAATGTTTTGCATCATGGTTTTGCTTTTATCAAAACCCATGTAGTTTTCACCCATGCGGCGAGCAAACTCTAAAGGGTTGCGATAATTGTATTGACCCGTAGGATCAATATAGCCACTAGCATACCGCCCTAAAAAAGACTGCGCTTCTGGGTTGTTTGTGTAATTACCTAAAGACCGTGCAACAGGATTATCCCTGCCGCCTATATTGCCAGCGATAATATCAGCAATAACATTGTTATCACTGCCCCCGCCACGCGATAACCGCTCTGCAATAGCATCTATTAAGCGTTGCTCTTGTTGTGTGGGGGGCGGTGTAGGACCAACCCTAGACCATGTATTAGGGCTAGTTTGAACCCAACCGCCCCCATCATTACCGCCGTTGTCGTTACCGCCGCCACCGCCGCCGGAATCGCTTACACCGCCATCAAAGCCGTGTGAGGAATGACCCTCTGATTCGCTTCCTGGACCGTCTGCTCTACCCATTCCTGGCTCCGGCATTAGCCGCTCCTATTTTGATTGCCCATTTGCCGTTGCAAGGCAATTTGAGCTCTCATGTTTGCAATATCCTCAGTAGATTCTATGCGCTCACGGGCAATGCTTGCGTTTTCTTGGTTACGCATAGCATCCATTTGTAAGCGTTGTTGGTCAATTTGGTTATCCATTTGCATTTCTTGCTCGCGCAAAGCAAGCTCTTGCTGTTTAACCTGAACCAATGGGTCTTGCTGGGGCTGTGGCGGATTCTGTTGCTGGAACTCAGCCAACAACTGCGCCTGCAACCGTGCTACCATCTGGGCGTGGACTTCAGGCGGCTGTTGCTGTGCCTGTGGGTCTTGCGCCATCTGTTGGTCGTGCATGAACTGCGCTTTCATACCCAAGTGCTGATAAATATGCTTTTCTAGCGTAAGCAAAATAGGCGGTTGCATTTGAGCAACACGGCTGTTCATATACGCTAAGTGGACAGCAATATGGGCATCATGGTCTTGCTCTGGGAAGGCTTGCATCTGCCCTTGTCCGCCTGCCGCTTGGCTGGCAAACTGGTTCTCTGCCGCTGGATCCATTGGCTGTGGCACAGGAGCAGGTTTAAGGACTTGTTCTACATTTTGCACACCCAAAGCATCATAAACACGGCGGAAAGCCTCGTGCATATTGTGCATTTCGGGGGCGGCTTGCGCCAATTTCAACTGTTCTTGAGCCAAAACCACCCGTTGTGACATACTAAAGATATTTGGGTCACTAACTGGGAGAATATCTACCCGCCCATCAAAATCTTGGGCTTTTACGGTCTGGTCTGCACCTACTGCATAGGGATAAGGGGCTGGGTCTTCCGCAAACAGCACGGCAAGCATCTTAAGTTCGTGCTTAAAGCTCGCGTGTAAGCGTTTATGCACCGCGCTAACAATCCGTGCGCCGCGCTCAAGCAGTGCAATGGTCGTGCCTACTGGCATTTCCTGTCTGCCATCGCCCACACCCATATCGGTAGTGCCAATAAACCGCTGAGCAGACTCAACAACAAAACCCATCAGCTGGAACAGCGTTGCGCTAGGCTCTTTATACGGTAGAGGCATCAAAGATGTTCTTAAATCGCCTCCTGGAACATCAACATCCCTAAATTCTCCTGGTTGGAGCGGGTTTTGGTCATCCGCAATGCGTAAACCCCGCGCTTTGAAACCAGCAGGCATATTACTGAGCGTTCCAGCATCAATTAGCTGGCGCAAGTTAGCCGTAGCCGTGCGGCTGAGGTTGCCAAGCAAGTGAATTAAGCCAAAACCGTAAAAACCAAGTCCTGGAGTGAACTTATACTGAACAAAATGCGGAATTTTTGACTTTGCAGGGTCATTTGCCCGATAATTACGGCGGATAGACAAAACTTCTTGGCTATTTGCGCTGATAGTGACAATATATGGTAGTTTTATACCTGTTTCGTCGCCATCTTCGGTTTTATCTGGGTATTCGGGCAGGTCTAAATAACAATGGCACTCATACAAAGTGACCATATCGCCCTCACCCGCAGGCGATTTACCCTCATATTTGTCATAAGTTTCGGTAACTTCGTCCGAACCTTCATTATCTTCGCTCGAAACATCAATATCGCGGTAAAAACCGTTCACTTGATACTTGCGGAGCTCGTTTTCGGACATTTGGATGACGTGCGTTACCCGTTCTGCCGTTTTTAGGTCGGTTGCACTGTATGGCACGACCACATCTTCCGCTGGCACAAACTTACTTACAGGTCTGCCAAGCACATCATCGCGGTAAACTTTCTTAAACGCACTGCCTGCCAAGCCCAAGAAATACAACATCTGGTCAAATTCAGGCTCATACTCCTCCATTTCATACATAATCATGTAATTCATGTAATCTTGGACGCGTTGAGCTTGCTTTTCTACCTCTGGGTTAGGCAAACCTACGATATTTGCTCGCACAGGACCCGTGCTAGGCAACATCTCCTTATACGCACCAGCCTGAAACTGCGTTACTGCCTCATTCAATACAGGGTGGATAACACCAGTTGCACCATCAAACGGCTCAGTACGGGCTTCGTACTTCAAACCGAGCAGGTCAATACCTTTTGTGTAAGTTTCTACCCAATCTTCGCGGCTGGTTTTATCTTCTTCTACCGAATCAACCACATAACTTGCAACGGCGGCAAGGGTATCGTCGGAAACCATATCGGCCAAATTATCATAAAAGTCCTCTGGCTCCTCGCCATACTCTACGCCAGCTTCGCCAAATAAAACTTCAGCCCCACCATCTTCGGTCTCTTCTACTTCTACATTCAAAAAATCCTGCTCTTGGTCGAACAGGTCATCTTCCATATCACTAAATGAATCATTGGGTGCTTGTAAAAGCGAACGGTCAATGTTTGAAGGGCGGGGTTGTATAGCCATCAGTAATAAATCCTTTGCACGGGTACAGCGAGTTCATCCTCCCAATCCTCTGGGTGCTGGATAAACCCACCTTCTCTAAACCTCCTGAGTGCCTGCGTGACGGTATCAACAAAGTCATCATTTTCACCTGCTGGAAACGCCGCGCACTCCTCAATAACTTCTTCTGCCCATCGGGTATCTGGAGCCCATACTAACCCACTTTCAAGTAATGGCGCAATTGAATTCACACGAGTGAACTTATCATTACCCCTACTAGGGCTATAATTAGTCACCGGAATACCCATATTGCGTAACTCTTGCGTGAGCGGTAAACCGCTTGCCTTTGCCTCAATAAGCACCATTTCGGGATCCCAATACTTATACTCATCAAACGCTATACGCCGTAGCTCAGGGAAATCCCATCGCCCCCGTTTAGCATCAACAAGAATAATGTTCGGTGGACCGCCATCCTCAGGGTAAAAAACACCCCATGTAGTTATAGCACTAAAATCCGCGTTCTCCTTTTTACTAAACGCGGTATCATAACTCTGCATAATGTATTCAAGGGGCGGGATATCCTCTTTTTCCCACTTTTGCCACCAATCGCGTTTCAGTATTGCGCTGGTCTCGCTTGTAGGGTTCTGTTGCCATTGGGCTTCCCACTTGCCTACGCTTAAGCT